TTTAAAACTAATAATATTAGACTCAAAATCCAGTGTCCGCAAGGACGTGCCGGTTCGACCCCGGCCGCCGGTATAGTATTACAGACAAGGATGTACCTTGTCTTTTTTTTTTTATAAATTTTTAACTTCAAATAGGTCTAGACCATTTACAAATTCTATAGAAAGGTTTATAATGTAATTGACATAATAAATGAAGTATAATTTTAAAAGGGGGTTAGTATTATGCCAAAGTATATTAAAGCAGATCAGTTCTTTTATCCACATGGTATTCGTCGTGGTGGCTATTTGGAGCTTATTGATGGAAAGTTTGGTAAACATGTTGAAGAGTTACCAGATGGTGTCGAAGTTATTGATTATACTGGATACAGTGTTGCTCCGGGTCTGGTAGATACTCATATTCACGGATTTGGTGGTGTCGATGTTATGGATAATAACATTGAAGGAACACTACATACGATGAGTGAGGGCCTCCTTAGTACTGGTGTTACGAGTTTCTTACCAACTACACTTACTTCTTCTTACGAGCAATTACTTGCGGTGACTGAAAATATTGGGGAACGTTATCAAGAGGCCAGTGGTGCTAAGATTCGTGGAATCTATTTTGAAGGACCATATTTTACAGAAGAATTTAAAGGTGCTCAAAATCCTGCTTATATGAAAGATCCACGTATGGATGAGTTTCGAGCTTGGCAGAAGGCTGCTAATGGTCTTCTAAATAAAATTGCTTTGGCACCTGAACGTGAAGGGGTTGAGGACTTTGTTCGTACTGTAACTGGTGAAGGTGTAACTGTTGCTCTGGGACACTCCAATGCAACTTTTGATGAGGCTAAGAAAGCCGTTGATGCGGGAGCAAGTGTTTGGGTTCATGCTTATAATGGGATGCGTGGTCTAACACATCGTGAATTGGGTATGGTTGGTGCCATGTATCAACTTCCCCATACTTATGCTGAACTCATTTGTGACGGTCATCACGTTGATCCTAAGGCTTGTGAAATTCTACTCAAACAAAAAGGTACTGAAAATATTGCTCTGATTACTGACTGTATGACAGCTGGCGGTTTGCAAGATGGTGATTACATGCTTGGAGAATTTCCGGTTGTAGTTGCAAACGGAACTGCTCGTTTGAAATCTTCCGGGAACTTGGCAGGCTCTATTCTTAAGTTGAAAGATGGTTTGAAGAATGTAGTTGAATGGGGAATTGCTAATCCACATGAAGCTGTTATGATGGCCAGCCTTAATCCAGCTAAGTCAGTAAATATCGATGATGTATGTGGACAAATTCGAGAAGGCTATGATGCTGACTTCATTGTTCTCGATAAAGATTTGGAATTGGTGGCAACCTACCTTGATGGTGAGAAACGTTATCAAGCATAAGAATAAGCAGAAACTGGTTTACAGTTTCTGTTTTTATTTTTTTAAAGAAAAGAGAGAATCCTTTAACATTTTTTACTTTTAAATACATGTATGTTTTTTATTATAGAAATGTCAGACTATTCGTGAAAATAAGCAAATTTCTTTCATTGTTCTTAAAATTTCGCTATAATATACGATACAAAGGAAATGAAACTATGTATCGAGTTATAGAAATGTACGGGGATTTTGAACCTTGGTGGTTCATAGATGGATGGGAAGAAGACGTCATTAGGAGTAAGAAATTTGAGAATTACTATGACGCCTTGAAGTATTATAAATCTTGTTGGTTTGAGCTGGAAAAGAAAATTCCGCTTTACAAAAGTCGAGGAGACTTGATGACCATATTTTGGGATCCAGATGATAAACGTTGGTGTGAGGAATGTGATGAATTTCTGCAGCAATATCATTCCTTGGCTTTACTGGAAGATGGTCAAGTTATTCCGGATGAAAAATTTCGACCTGGATATGAAAAACAAACAGGTCTTGAAGCTCACAGAACTTGTCACATTAAAAAATGATGAACAACTTTTTAAAGAAGTTGTTCTTTTTTTTATATTTTCTTCGAATAATAAGAATGAGGAGGAAGATATGGTACAAGAACTTGCGCAAGAATTAATTACTCTTGCAAAGAAAAAAGGGGCCCAGGATATCTATTTCGTTCCCAAAGATAGGGTGTATGAGGTACATATGCGAATTGGTGATAAAAGATGTTTGATTGATTCTTATGACTTTGATAAGCTAGGTGCTGTTATTAGTCATTTTAAATTTATTGCGGGTATGAATGTTGGAGAAAAGCGTCGTAGTCAGCTTGGGTCCTGCGATTATCAGCATAATGGCAAGGTTTCTTCACTACGCTTATCGACGGTAGGAGATTATCGTGGTCATGAGAGTTTAGTTATTCGCCTTTTGCACGATGAAGAACAAGAGTTGCGCTTCTGGTTTCAAGACCTTAAGGAACTGGAAAAGGGCTTTAGGCAACGCGGTCTTTATCTTTTTGCAGGACCTGTAGGAAGTGGTAAAACTACCTTAATGCATGAATTAGCTAAGTCATTGTTTAAGGGACAACAAGTCATGTCCATTGAGGACCCAGTCGAGATTAAGCAAGAAGAGATGCTGCAATTACAACTCAATGAAGCTATTGGACTGAGCTATGAAAACTTGATAAAACTTTCTTTGCGCCACCGCCCAGATCTTTTAATCATTGGAGAAATTCGGGATAGTGAAACAGCCCGTGCTGTTGTAAGAGCGAGCTTAACGGGAGCTACAGTGTTTTCGACCATACATGCAAAGAGTATTCGTGGGGTCTATGAACGTCTCCTAGAATTAGGGGTCAGCGAGGAAGAATTGGCGGTGGTTTTACAAGGTGTTTGCTACCAGAGACTAATCGGGGGAGGAGGGATTATTGATTTTGCAAACCAAAATTATTCAGAACACCAGGCAGAAAAGTGGAATGAGCAAATTGATCATCTTCTTAAAGATGGACATATCACTGCCCTTCAAGCTGAAACGGAGAAAATTAGCTACCAGTAAGCAGAAGAAAATTATCACCCTCTTTAACAATTTGTTTTCTAGTGGTTTTCACTTGGTAGAAATCATTTCTTTTCTTGATAGAAGTCTTTTGTTGGAGAAGGAATATGTTTCACAGATGCGCCTAGGACTATCGAAAGGAAAATCTTTCTCGGAAATGATGGGAAATTTAGGTTTTTCGAGTGCGATTGTTACTCAACTTTCATTGGCTGAAGTTCATGGAAATCTCCATTTGAGTTTGGGGAAAATTGAAGAATATTTGGATAATCTTGCTAAGATCAAGAAGAAGTTAATTGAAGTTGCGACCTACCCACTTATTTTGCTAGCTTTCTTACTGCTTATTATGTTGGGATTGCGGAATTATCTCTTGCCCCAACTGGATAGTAGCAACATAGCTACCTTAGTGATTGGTAACCTGCCACAGATTTTTCTTGGACTTGCTCTAGCTCTAAGTTTAGTATCTTTAACTGGTCTGATTTTCTATAGAAAATCTGCGAAAATTCAAGTTTTCTCTTTTTTGGCTAGAATTCCATTTCTAGGTATGTTTGTTCAGTATTATTTAACTGCCTATTATGCTCGTGAATGGGGCAATATGATTGGACAAGGTTTAGAGTTGTCACAGATTTTCCAAATGATGCAGGAACAAGGGAATCCTCTCTTTAAGGAAATTGGATATGATTTAGAACAAGCTTTGCAAAATGGACATGAATTTTCTGAGGTTGTACAAGATTATCCGTTCTTTAGAAGGGAGTTAGGATTAATCATTGAATACGGAGAAGTCAAGTCCAAGTTGGGGAGCGAATTGGAAATCTATGCGGAAAAAACCTGGGAATCCTTCTTTACCCGAGTCAATCGTACCATGAATCTAGTACAACCCATGGTTTTTATTTTTGTAGCTCTACTAATCGTTTTATTGTACGCAGCTATGTTGCTGCCAATGTATCAAAATATGGAGGTAAATTTTTAGATGAAAAAAATGTTGATAAAATTAAAAGAAGCGAAGGCAAAAGCTTTCACACTGATTGAAATGAGGGATAGTAAAATTCTCTCTATATTCTCCACTTGATGACAATGCTATCAGCTGTGACTTGTACTTTCTTGATTAAAGCTCTAACTATATCCCTTTGAGCCTCATAGTCCATTTTTAAGATGTCTCCTTTATTCAAAGATTGCTTGATAGTGTTTTTAGTTTCCTCTTGCTTGAGCGCTGGGTCGTCCTCTAGCTCTTTTTCTAGTAAGCCTCTCATATTTAAAAATTCAGCAGATTTTGCTTGTAATTCTTCCAGGGTAATTCTGTCATCTATGTATAGGTCATTGAGCCTACTCAGTTTTTTAGATAATTCTCTAATCTGTTTCTGATAGCTCTCACGGTCTATGGCCTCTTTGTGATTATCTGATAAAATTGTCTCTAAGTATTCAGAGTCATGTTGTAGCTTATTGACCTCTTGCAAGACATAGGCCTCAAGGTCATCCTTGTAGTAAAATCCTGAGTCACACTTTTTATTATCATTGTAGGTAGTGACTCCTCTCAACTTTCTAGGGTGTCTCTGATGACACTCATATTTTACTAACCTAGTGCCATCTTTTCTAATCATGCCCATCATGATTTTTAGAGGTGCTAGACAGTAGCCACATTGAGCTATACCTGATAGCATATACTTTGCCTGGAATGGTCGAGGGTTGAAATTTTCAAGCGCTGTCCTTTGCCTGATTTTTAGTTCTTCCTGTGTCTTATCATAGGTTTCTTTTGAGATAATGGGTTCATGATTGCCTTTGTATATTTCCCCCATGAATTGGTTATATCCACAGTAGACAGGGTTATCTAATATCACTCTGACCGCTCTGTAGTGCCAGGGCTTTTCTTTTGGGTATTTCTCATTAAGGTCATCTCTGAGCTTAGTGATTGACCTACCTGATAGATAGCTCTCAAAGATGAATTTGATAACTAGAGACTGGACTGGGTTGATGGTCATAGTGCCTGTTTCTTTGTGATAGTCATAGCCGTAGGAGGTCTTAGCCCACATCATGGACTTTCCAGCCTTTGCACGCCCTAGCTTACCCAGTTGCATTCTTTCCTTAATTTGTTCACGCTCCAGCTGAGCAAACACGCTCAAAAGTCCTATCATAGCCTTGCCAAATGGCGTAGAGGTGTCAAAATTCTCTTGTAAGCTCAGAAATTCAATCCCATTCTTGATAAATACATCCTCAATCAAAAATAGTGTATCTTTCTGACTACGACTAAGACGGTCTAATTTATAGACTAAGACTGTATCAAATTTTTTCTTGTTAGCATCTTTGATAAGGCTCTCTAGTGCTGGTCTTTCAGTATTAGAACCTGAAAAACCTCCATCAGTATATACTTTATAAACCGTCCAGTCCTTAATTTTACAATAGGACTCTAGTTTATCTATTTGCTCATCTATAGAGTACCCCTCCTCAGCCTGATTGGTAGTAGATACTCTGACATAGATAGCCACTTTATTTGTTGATTTCATTGCTTTTGTACCCCCTTTTTGATAAAATAGGGTATAGAAAAGAGGGCTTTTTAATGCCTATCTTTCTATACATCATGCCTCATGCTCAAAGCCGCCAAACTTTGTGAGCGTGAGGTCTTTTTTTTATTTGATTTTTACTTCCATATCTCCACCTAATTTTTGAGAGACAAGTGAGTCACCATCATCCGTCTTAATGTGCAACATTGGATATAAATTAAAATCAACTCCATTGATACCAGCCCAAACATTAAAAGCCTCATGCTCTTTTGCTTTCAAACCATCAGCAAATGCTTGTAGGTCAGTCTTAGAGTAGTATTTATAATCATTTGGGACTTTTACATAGAGAATGGTGTCTTTGTTATAAAAAGTATATGTAGAAATATCAACGCCTTTATCAGTTAAATCTTTCTTAAAGTAGTCAATAAAGTCAGCCATCTGCTCTGCTGAAATCCGTGGTAGTTTATCATTAGATTTAGAGCTTACCTCTGTGGTCTCTGTAGTGTCTTTTTTATCCTCTTTAACCTCACTTGTTGAGGCCTGAGTAGTAACTTTAGGTGTTTCAGGTATTTCTGTCTTAGGCGCTAGTCCTAATGCTTGCAGAATAAAGCCAAGTACAGCTAGGACTAGAAAGCCCCCTACAAATAATTTTAATTTTTTCATTATGTTTTCTCCTTTTTTATGGTTTATAAATTTCTACGACTTCACCTATTGTACGGATGTCATCATTTTCTGTGAGTGGTATTTCCTCATAGCTATTATTGAGACTTTGTAAATACCAAGAGCCGTCATAATCTCTTTTTAGCTTTTTAACAAAATTCTTGCTGTTTACCTGGAAAATACCAATAGAATTAACATCTACCTGACTGGTGACTTTGATAAAAAGTAGGTCATTATCTTCTATCAAAGGCTCCATAGAGTCACCAGCGACTTTAGCTATGGTGTCATAGTTATCAGGCACATCATCCACTCTGAGTCTAACTTCCATGTGTAGATTATCCTCTTGAAAAATACCACGGCCTGCAGCTACCAAACCCTCAACATAGTCTATAATATAGTCATCATTTTTGTATTTATCTAGGATAGTAGTGGTCTTTGTGCTAACTTGCTCATTTAATTGGCTAGTAGCATAATCTATCACGTTTGATTGTCTATCTTTTTCTAATTGATTAAAGATTGTTAATATCTCATGGTTTCTTTCATTATGGTATTTTTCTTTTTCTTCATCTGCTAGACCTAGAAGATAATCGGATGTGACATTGAAAATTTCTGCTAATTTCTTCAAATCTTTCCCTTTTGGGAAATTTTCGTTTTTCTCCCACTTTGAAACAGTTGTATATGTTTTCATATTTAGAATTTCAGAAAGTTCTGTTTGTGTCATGTTTTTTCTTTCTCTTAATTCTCTTATCTTATCCCCTAATTGTTTCATAGTTCTAACCTCCTTTTGACAATTTAATTATATCATAAACAAGATTATAAATCAATTATATAAGAAAAAACTTTTATATTTTTAAAAGAAATGAAAAATATTTTAAAAAATATTAAAATAAATCATAAAAAATAGTTGACATGAGATATAAAATCATATATAATGAAATCAACGATAAAAAAGGAGGTGCATTATATGATTACCATTGCAGAGTTACGAGCAAGAAATAATAAGATGTCACAGCGTGAGTTAGCTAGACAATTAGGCGTCACACAAACATCTGTGAGTAACTGGGAGAAAGACCAGTCAAATATTGGCGGTAAACATCTTAAAAGTCTAGCGTTATTCTTTGGAGTATCTACTGATGATATTTTAGGCGTAACATCTACTGATGTTTAATTTTTTATAATCTCAATAAGATTATAAATCATATAAGAAAGGAGCACAGATGAACGAAGTCATAAACGTAACACTTAATGACAACCATGAGCCAGTGGTGTCAGGTAGACAACTACATGAGGCTTTAGATGTCAAAACAGAATATAAAAAGTGGTTTAGTCGCATGACTGAATACGGCTTTAATGAAAATGAGGACTTTTTAAAGGTGACCCAAAAATGTCTCACCTCCTCAACAGGTCAAAACACGACTGACCACATCATCAAGCTAGACATGGCCAAAGAAATTGCCATGATACAGCGAACAGAGCGAGGTAAGCAGGTCAGACAGTATTTCATCCAGGTAGAAAAAGACTTTAATAGCCCTGAGAAGATTATGGCAAGAGCATTACTCATGGCTGACAAGAAAGTCCATCAGCTAGAGGCTAAGATTGAGGCTGACCGTCCTAAGGTACTATTTGCTGAGGCAGTCAGTGCAAGTCACTCATCTATTCTGGTTGGAGAGCTTGCTAAGTTGCTCAAGCAAAATGGAGTAGACATGGGAGCTAATCGCTTATTTAATTGGCTCAGAGCTCATGGGTATCTCATCAAGCGTAATGGGCGTGACTGGAACATGCCAACACAAAAGAGCGTAGACATGGGGCTCATCAGAGTCAAAGAAACCAGTATCACACACGCTGACGGCCACATCACAGTTAGCAAGACACCACTTGTAACTGGAAAAGGTCAACAGTACTTTATCAACAAGTTTCTAAATCAGGAACGTTTAACAAGTTAAAGAAAAAGCCCTCAAAAGACGGCCAATCCATTTGAGAGCTAGAAAAATACTTATAAGGTAATTATATCATGAAATTAATAAAAAAGGAATGGGAGCCACGGATAATAAACATTATGGCAGATGGTTCACAGGTTGACAATCTGTCAGGGTACACAATCCCTGCAGGTCATTCATACTACGACATTATCAGAAAATATTTGAAGAAAGGGGCTTAAATATGAGGTATGCAGTACATCATAAGAAACACCCATGAGAACTACACAGCGTTAAATAACGCTTTCACTCAAGACAGCAGGCTTGAACCAGCAACAATAGGCATATTGACGGTGATTTTAACTAATAAGCCTGACTGGGTTGTATATCCTGAGGAAATCGCTAGACGGTTGAATATTAGCAGGCGGACAGTGGATAGACATTTCAAGATACTAGAGCAGTGTGGGTACTTGCTATCTGTGAGAATTAGCCATGGCAGAGGGAACGGGACAGAATTTAGACGATTTTTCTCAGACAGCCCTATGTCAGAAAGCTATAAAAATTACTTAAAGAGTAATCTAGCTGATGAGTTATCCACAGGCAACTAGATAGAATTATTTTACACTTGGAAGATTTTGCCATGTTAAAAACTGCCATGTTAAAAATTACCATGTTAAAAACTGCCATGTTAAAAACTGCCGTCTAATAAGTACTAACTATATAACAAGTACTAACTATACAATAATCTAAGCCTTACGGCACTAACTTAGTAATAAATACTAACTTACAACAAACTACTACTACTAATAAATAAAAGAAAGAGAGTATAAAATCATGACTGGTAAAAAACTCATCAAACAACAACAGGAAAAGATTGAACGTATCGAACAGCTGCAAAAAGATTTACATAAATTGTCCATGTTTGGCTTGCTTACTGTGAATGCCTTAGGAATAGATGATGAATTAGAACTCCCACTAAAAGCTATCCATGATGTCTCACATGTCATCAAGGATGTATTGGATGGAATGAGCCCACAAGAGGCTATTGAGAAGAATTTGACAGAAAGTGATGATGAGGAGTAAGAAAATGTGGAATAAATTAAAAGACTATTTTGGACTAGATGAAATCTTGGCAGATGAGCCAATCCAGGAATTAAAGCAAGAAAACAGCAATCTAGTTGATTTAAGAACTCTACAAATCGAACTTAGAAAATGTAAAGAGGAAATCAGACAGAAAAACGACTTACTAAATGAGCTATCTACTGAAAATATTAAACTTGCTCAAGGTCTTAAAAGCTGCTCTGAAATCATCTACGAGCAGGAAAAACTAATCAATGTCTTTCAGGATATTTATAACAATGGAGGCAAATGATGGACAGAGGGCTTTTCGGGACTTTTGACTATGACAGGGACTACTTACAACCTACAGAGCCTCAGGATGAGCTTGACCCTGCTGATTATGTATTCAGTGCTGGTCAGTGGATTTATGTAGGAGATTGTTAGCCTATGGATAGAGAGCACTATGAGGACAATGCCTATTGGAGAGAAAGACACCTTAGGACTTGCTACGAGTTAGGCGCTATTATTGATGAGCAACAAGATAAAATAGTAGCCCTTGTTAATAAAAATAAGCGCTTAGAGCGTGAAAATTGGAATTTAAAACATAATAGAGGTAAGAGAAGATGACAAATAATCAAATGACAACACAAACAAAGCGTGACATCTCAGTAGACACTAGCGCTTGGACTTTTCAAGACATCAAACGCTACTTTGACCCACAAAACCTATTGACAGAAAAACAAGTAGGACAAGCCTTGTCTCTTATCAAAGGGCGCAATTTAAACCCATTAGCCAATGAGGTCTATATTGTAGCATACAAAACAAAAACAGGGGGGACTGAATTTAGTCTCATTGTATCAAAAGAGGCCTTTTTAAAGCGTGCAGCACAAAATCCAAATTATGAGGGATTTGAGGCTGGAGTGGTCACTGTAGATGATGAGGGTATCATGCACGAACGAAAAGGAGCAATCATGCTACCTGGTGATACTCTTGTCGGTGGATGGGCTAGAGTATATCGCAAAAATTTCAAGGTACCTGTGGAAATCTTTGTCAGCCGTGAGGAATATGACAAGAAAAAAAGCACATGGAACAGCATGCCAGCTACTATGATTAGAAAGACAGCTCTAGTAAATGCTCTTAGAGAGGCTTTCCCTGAGGATTTAGGAAATATGTACACAGAGGATGACGGAGGGGAAACATTTGACCGTATCAAAGACATTACCCCTCAAGTACCTCAAGAGAGCCGTGAGGATGTAGTGGCACGCAAAATGGCTCAGATTGAGCAATTCAACAGAGAGCAAGAAACAAGCTATGTAGCGCCTGAGATGGAGACTGAGGCACCTCATGAACCAATCCAGGGCGAGTTACTAGATGACAACGAACTTGAATTTTAGATAAAAGGAGGAGCAACATGCAAGAATTACAAGTTAAAATCACACAGGCTCAGGTTGAAATCATTGACCGTGAGAAATTTGAGCAAAATATCAATGAGGTAGTGACTAAATATCAAAATTACACGGTCACGGCCTCAACTATTAAGGATGATAAGCAAGTACTTGCTAATTTACGCAAACTAGACAAGCAAGTCTCTGATGAACGTATCCGAAATAAGAAATTACTATCTGAGCCTGCTGATGAGTTTGATAAATACATCAAGCAAGCTATCCAGCCATTAAAAGAAATCATTGAAAAGATTGATGTAGATGTCAAAGAATTTGAAAATCATCAAAAAATGGTCAGACTAGACACAGTCAAGGCTTACATCTCAAACAAGTCAGCTGAGTACATGCTAGACCCTAGAGTCTTTGATGAGAAAGCTACAGAATACATCAAAGCTAGTGATTTTATGGCTGATGGGATGACCCTTAAAAAAGCAACCATGAAAAGCCTTGATGATATGGTCACATTTGAATTTCAGAAACAGCAAGAGCTTGAGAAATCTAAATCAGCTATCTCAGACCTCTGTTCTGAGTATGGGATGACTGACTCTCCTTATATCCGTATGTTACGAGATTTGACCCTTGCTGAGGTCTTTGAACAAATTAAGGCTGATTATGCTTTTCAGAGAGAAAAACAAGAGCTTGAACGTGCAAGGCAAGAACTTGAGCAAGCTAGTCAGCCAAAACCAACAGAGACCCCAAAATTTGACCCAGAGACAGGCGAAATCTTGGACGGTGGGGATTTATCCCAAAATAAGACAAATGAGCTCAGAGGGGCTGAAAATAGCTTAAAACGATATACCCAAAAAATGACAGTTGAGGTATATCTTGTAGACACAGCTGATAAAGACCGTTTTAAGGCCACACTAGAACAAGCAGGATTTGTAGTCAAGTATAATTACAAGGTTAGTGGTTATCAACGTATCGAACCTTTGACACAGGATGAGCTCAATGAGCAGAATGGGTGGTAAACATGGAGATTAGAAAAGTATCTGATAGCATTTTAATCTATTCAGACGGAAAGAGATTGCAAATCATCCATGATTTAGGGGATGAGTTTATCCTGGATTTGAGTGTAAAGATGGGTACAGGTTACAATGTGGATAATTTTTCTCAGTTTATAGACATAGAGATTGAGCCTGTATTCAAAGTTTGTGGTTTTTGCTCAAAAGCTGGAGAGGGTATGCACAGATTAAGATGGGCTATCCTACAATTTAAGGAATTTGAACGCTATATCAAAACCAATCATGATGAACTGGTTGAATGGTTGGAAAATCCAGGGAGGAAAGTAAATGATAAATAATGTCACGCTAATTGGGAGGCTTGTAGCGCCTCCTGAGTTAAAGAAAACGCCTAATAATGTGTCAGTGCTACAGGGCACGCTTGCAGTAAATCGTAATTTCAAAAATGAAAATGGAGACCGTGAGGCTGATTTTATTAACTTCCAAGCGTGGAGAGGTATAGCTGACATCATTGCTCAGTATTGTAGTAAGGGCTCACTTATTGGCCTCACAGGTCGCTTACAGGTTAGGTCTTATGAAAAAGATGGCCAACGTAGATATGTGACTGAGGTAGTTGCTGAGAGTGTCGCTCTGCTAGAGAGCCGTAACAAACAACAGGAACAGGCTCCAACTCAAACAAGCAACAACTACACAGGCAATAGCAACCCATTCAGTCAGCCTGACCCATTCAGTATCTCTGATGATGACTTACCTTTTTAGGAGCTGCTAAATGAAATTAACGCTAAACATTGAACCTAAACCACAATCAAGGCCACGGTTCACACGTTATGGGAGGGCTTATGATGACCCTAAAATGAAAGCATGGCGCAATAGTTGCCAGCTACTCATTGCTAATTAGTACATAGGTCAATATATCCTTGAGGGAGCTTTGAGGGCACGGCTTAGATTTTACATCAAGCCTCCTCAGTATCTCTCTAAGGCCAAGAAATATCATCAAGCTCTCATTGATGAGGTCATACCAGTAGACAAAAAGCCTGACATAGATAACTATGAAAAGGCTCTGTATGACAGCATGTCAGGGATTGTCTTTAAAGATGATGGACAGATAGCTTTGCATGATGTAGGCAAATTTTACAGCCTAAATCCTAGGATAGAGATAGAAATTGAGGAGATGAGATGGAATGGCTAATAGATAATATAGACCACCCCATTATATGTATTCTGTTTTTCGTAGTTGGGCTTATTTTAGGCAATATAGAACCATTAAACAAACAACCTGCAACCAATAAACAGCCTATAATCATTTATAAGGTTGATAATGCTGGCTCAGGAATACATGGGAAAATCAGTGATAAAGAAATCATAGAGGGGCGCTACACTGTCACAGTGCCCTCTTATGGAAAATTTTTAGTGACAAAGGAACAATATGAGAGTATCAGAGTAGGTGATGACATGCCTACATATTTGAAATAAAGGAGCAAAAAATGGCAACTAATATGGAGTTATTAGTAAATAGAGTTGAGAACTGGGCTAAAGAAAGAGGGTTAGATAACTCAGACAATAGCACAGCTCAAGCATTAAAATTATTTGAGGAGGCTGGAGAATTAGCCCAGGCACATCTCAAAAATCGTGAGAACGAGGGCATGGACGCTGTAGGAGATATTTTGGTAGTGTTAACCATCTATTGTCAACAAAAAGGCTGGTCTATCTCTGATTGTTTTCAAATGGCATGGGATGAAATTAAGAACCGAAAAGGTAAAATGGTCAATGGTTCTTATGTCAAAGAGCAAGATTTGAGAGGTGATGTAGATGGACTATAAAAAACAGCTGACAGAAAAACAGCGTGAGCGTTTTGCTTTTATGCTCAGACAGAAACGACTAGATATGGGTTTGACAATCAGTGACCTGGCATATAAATTGGGTTATTCAGAGTCAAGTATCTCATGTTGGGAGAATAAGAAGAAAAAGCCCAATTTATACAAAGTGGAGGATGTGGCTAGTTTCTTTGGCGTCCCTCTAAATATCATGATAGGAGAGGAGTAAGGAGGTAGAGGAATGAAAGATGAGAAAGTTTATATTGAGGGATATGTAGTTGGATTTCTATCAGGAACAGATGGAACTAGGGAAAAGAAAATTCAAGTAGCAAGTGGAGAAATCGTGAGTATAGATGAGAATTTTATCTATAAATCAATTGAACCACAGAATGTCGTAGTACCGCAGTTTGTGGCGGATTGGCTCAAACTTTCAAAAAATATAGGGCGTTCTCTATTTGGAGCGATGCGTGTTTTTGAAAAAGATGATGATGTAAAAAAGTGGTTGCAATGGTCGGAAAATCAAGAACTCTTTGCCCGTGCGTGGCTTGACGGCTACGAGGTCGAGAAAGAAAAGCGGTATCGGGTGAGGTTTAAAGGTTTTAACCATAGGTATATTATTTTGAAATATGACAAATATGATAAGACTTGGTTTGTAGGAGGGAAAATAGAATTTGAATTTTATAGAGCAGAACACACCCGCAAAGAATTAGAAGATGCAGGCTTTAGCTGGGTATTCAATTGCCCAGGTATTGAAGTTGAGGAGGTGGAAGAATGAAAGATTTTATTTTAGCTATCAATAATTTAAAAATTGAGATTATAAACAACTCAGATAAGCTAGACAGCT